AAAAGTGCACGGCACCCGGCCCACTGGCGCGTGCCCAGCGCGCCTGCAGGTAGTCTTTGGCCGTATCAGGGCCAATGAACCAGAGCTGTGCGCCCTGCTTTTGAGTTTTGCCACGCCAGGTTCTGGCGCTGGTGCGGTGCGCTGGCTGGGTGTTTGGGGTGTGGGAGTGGGGCATGTCCTGGTGCTTGGCCGGTTTATGGGTGGGGGGTGCATCATGGCTGTGACCCTTATGTCAAAGGCTGCCTATGCCAGGCACCGGGCGTGCGATGAGAAGGCGGTGCGCAAGGCGATCAATGAAGGGCGTATCAGCCTGATCAATGGCAAGATAGACCCGGATGTGGCCGATATTCAGTGGGCGAAAAATACGCGGGCGCGGGTGTCACAGGGTGGTACATCCGGTGGTACAGGCAGCGGCGGTGCAGCTGGCAGCCAGACTGAGCTGAGCGGGATGGGTGATGTGGGTGGTACGGCGGGTGGTACATCTGGTGCACTAGGTGCTGCGGCCAGCCAGTCTGGCACTGATAAGCCAAACGCCGACCCCAGTTACATGCAGTTCCGCATGCGCCGTGAAGAGGCTGACGCGCAGATCGCCGAAATGAACGCGGGCAAGATGCGCGGCACGATGCTGATGCGTGATGACGTCGACCGGGCCATGTTTGAAGTGGGCCGTGAGCTGCGCGACACCCTGACGGCGTGTGCCAGGCGCATTGCCTCTGAGGTGGCGTCACTGCCTACCGCCGAGGCCTGCGAAGAAGTGATTGACCGTGAGCACCGCATTGCGCTGCAGCTGCTGGTCACATCCTACCGTGAGAAGGTAGGCGCGGGTACCAAAGGCCCTGCATCATGAGCGCCCTGCATGACGGGTACCAGGTGGTGCTCGACGCGATTGCACGCGGCCTTGAGCCAGATCCCAACTTGACGGTCGACGTGTGGTCTGACGAATACATGCAGATCCCAAAAAGCACCGGCAGCAACGAGGCGGGCAAATACCGCACCAGCCGCACGCCGCACGCCCGGTCAGTGATGCGCTGGCTGTCTGACGATCACCCCTGCAAACGGGTGGCGCTGATGGGGGCTTCGCAAATGCTCAAGACACAGGTGGGGCTGAATTGGTTGATGGCCACCATCCACCAGTCGCCCAGCAACTTCCTTTGGCTGGTGCCCACGGGCAAACTGCACAAACGCGCGGCGGCCCGGATCGACAAGACCATTGCGGCCATTCCCCAGATACGCGACCGCGTGGCCAAGCCCCACAGCCGTGACAGCAACAACAACAACGACATCAAGGAATATGTGGGCGGGGCCCTGTACCTGGCCACGGCGGGTGCGGCCGCCAACTTGTCAGAGTTGTCGGTGCGCCGGGTGCTGTTTGATGAAATTGACCGGGCCAAAGAAAATGTGGGCGGGGAGGGCGACCCGTCCGAGCTGGCCGAAACACGCCAGACCACGTTTGAGCGAAACCGCAAGGCGTATTACCCCAGCTCACCCACGATCGAGGGCGAAAGCCCGATTGAAAACCTGTTCAAACGCGGCACGCAGCGCGAAGCCCTGGCCGAATGCATCCATTGTGGCCATGTCCAGCCGCTGGATTTTTTTGCGCTGATCCGCAGTGACGATGGCAAGCGCGCCATGTACCCCTGTTGCGAGTGCGGTGGCCTGCATGAAGAGGGTGACAAAACCCGCATGTTTGCCAAAGGCCTGTGGAGCGACGGCTACCCGGGTGATGGTGAGACCGAAAGCGCCACCATCAGTGGCATGTTTTTGCCCTACGGCTGGATTCCATGGGTGTCACTGATGCGCCAGTACGACATGGCCAAAGCCAAACTGGATGAAGGCTCTGAAGAAGGCATGATCGTGTTTTACAACACGCGCCTGGCCAAGTGCTGGGCAAGGTCGAAGGAGTCGACCCGATATGACGCCTTGATGGCACGTGCTGAAGATTACCGCCTTGGCACCGTGCCGGCGGGCGGCCTGATCCTCACCGCAGCGATTGATACCCAAGCCTATCGGCTTGAAATGAAAGTGGTGGCCTGGGGTGAGGGCATGGAAAGCTGGATTGTGGACTACCAGGTGATCAACACACCCCCCAGCGAAGAAGCCACCTGGCAGCGTGCCGACGAATTACTCAAAGGCCGGTACCGCCATGCCAGCGGCGCCATGCTCACAATCAGCGCTGCATTCGTCGACTCAGGCGGATCCAACACGCAGGACGTGTACAACTTCACGTCCAGCCGCAAACGCCGCAACATCTTTGCCATCAAAGGCCACAGCCGTGAGAACAAACCCATTCTCAGCAGCAAGCCCACGCTGGTTGACATCACCTGGCGTGGCAAAACTCAAAAGCAGGGCGCACAGCTCTGGTTCATTGGCCCTGATACGGCCAAAGACTACCTGCAGGCGCGCTGGGCACGCGCCAGTGGGCCGGGTGCCGTGCACTTTTCTAGCGAGCTGCCTGAAAGCTACTTCAAGGGCCTGACCGCTGAATTTCGCACCTTTGGCTACAAACGTGGCCGCAAAGTCAGCTGGTGGGAGAAGAAAAAAGGCGAACCCAATGAGCCACTTGACCTGATGAACTACAACCTTGGCGCTGCGTACTTTCTTGGGCTGCACAAAAAAAATGAACATGCCTGGCAGACCCTGCGCAACCGTCTGGTGCCTTTGGTGCAAGACATGTTTGACCAGCCCGACCCTAACCCGCCAGCACTGCCTTCCCCCGCTGCCGCCATACCCGAGCCGATACACACGTCTGCACTACCACCCACCCCCATGCCGCCCCCTCCCCAGCCCCCAGCTGCAAAAGTCAGCAATGGCCGCATCAGCCTCTCAGGCCTGCGCCGGGGGTAAGCCACCATGACCCATGTTTTGCCCATGCACAGCAATACTGACCCAGACCCCGACGTGGTGGCCTATACCCTGCAGGTGGCACTGGCCCTGGTGCCGGGCCTGAGTGCGGACCAGGCTAAGCAGATCGAGGACGAGGTGAAAAACAAGTACGGTGGCCGCCGCTTTTATATCCCCAAGGGGGCCAAGCGCCCCACGCCAGAGCAGCGTGCGGCGCTTTACAAAGACGGCCTATCCACCATGGCCACGGCTGACATCGCCAAAAAACACCAAGTCAGCCGGGCCACCATTTACCGCTTGATGAAAGACGGCGGCGGCCGGTTCTCGTGACCCATGCGTGCACCCGCTGTCCTGGGTGCGTGTGAGTCGTCTCAATTTGCCCTATTTGAGACAGCCACATTTGGGGATAGTCAGGCACCAATACCCCCCTGGAGCCTTCACCCGTCATGGCCGGAATCACCCTCGCACAAGCCCAAACCCAGCTCGACGCCTACCTGGCCGCTGAAACCGCCGTTTTAGGGGGCCAACAGTACGAACATGCAGGCCGCATGCTGCGCCGTGCCGACCTTGCCCAGATCCGCGAAGGCGTCACCACCTGGGATGCCCGCGTGAAATCCTTGAGCGTCAGCGCCCGTGGCCGCAGCCGTGCCCGCACCATCATTGCAGGCTAACCCCCCATGTCAAACCCTCAAAACCCGCTTGTGCAGCAAAACATGCTGGACAAGCTCATCACCTACGTGGCACCGGGCCTGGCTGTCCGGCGCATGACCCAGCGTGGCCAGCTCGCCTTGTCTGGCGGCTACACCGGCGCCCGCATTGACCGTGCCCAGCTCAGCCGCTACACCCCCACCGCGGGAAGCCCTAACACCGACACCATCCGCGATTTGCCCATGCTGCGCGCCCGCAGCCGTGACCAAATGCGCAACGCCCCCGTAGCGCTGGGCGCACTCAACACACAGGTGAGCCACGTGGTGGGCACCGGCCTGACCTACACCCCGGCCATCGATGCCAAGTTTTTGCGCCTGACGCCTGAGCAAGCCGCCGACTGGGCCGCCGACTCCAAACGCCGTTTTGAAGCCTGGGCCGAGTCGCCCGACTGTGATCTGGCCCGTGAGCTGGACTTTTATGGCATCCAGGAGCTGGGTTTTCGGTCGTTTCTGGAATCTGGCGACAGCTTTGTCATCACCCCACGCGTGCCTCGCGCAGGCCGTGGCATACAACTGGCCCTACAGCTGCTGGAAGCCGACCACATTTGCAACCCTGACCGCAAGCCAGACACTGACATCCTGGTCAACGGGGTGGAAATTAACCCAAATACAGGTGAAAAAACCGCCGTGCATGTGGCAAAAAAGCACCCCGGCGCCTATGGCATCACCGGCAACACCTGGCAGCGTGTGGCCATGCGTGGCGCTGGTACCGGGCGGCGCAATGTGCTGCACATTTTCAAACCGTTGCGCCCTGGCCAGGTGCGCGGAATACCGCTGATTGCCCCCATTCTTGAGCCCCTCAAGCAGCTGGGTACCTGGTCAGACGCTGAGCTTAATGCCGCCGTGACCAGTGCCCTGATGTCAGTGTTTGTCAAGATGGACCCCGAAGCCTTTGACACCTTGTACGACGAAGACGCTCAGGGAAAAATTGTGGAGACTGCCAGCAAGTGGTCGGGCGCCATGGAATCCGGCAAGGCCATCAACCTGCTGCCTGGTGAAAGCATTGAAAGCCCCACACCTGGCCGCCCAAACCCCGCCTTTGACCCGTTCTGGACCGCCATGGTGCGCCAGATCGGCATGGCCCTTGAGATGCCATTTGAGGTGCTGGTGATGCACTTCCAAAGCAGCTACAGCGCCGCCCGTGCCGCGCTGCTGATGGCCTGGAAAGCCTTCCGTGCCAAGCGTGATTTGCTGGCCAAAACCCTGTGCCAGCCCGTGCTTGAGCTGTGGCTGGCCGACGAAGTGGCCGCCGGGCGCATCAACTGCCCCGGCTTTTTTGTTGACCCGATCGTGCGCGCTGCCTGGTGCAGCGCCATCTGGACGGGTGACGGCCCCGGCTCCATCGACCCCGGTAAAGAAGTGGACGCCGCACAGAAGCGGGTCGACCTTGGCATCAGCACCAAGCAGGCCGAATCCATTGCCTTTGACGGTGTGGACTGGCAGCAAAAGCACGACCAGCGCGTCAAAGAAATCAACGCTGAAAAGCGCGACGGCATCTATGTGCTGCCCGCTGGCAGCCCGGCGCCACTTCCCGAACAAGACCAACCCGATCAACCTGATCAACCAGACCAAACGGACAAACCCTAGGAGTAAACCCCATGGCATCTAACGCAACCTCACTACTCACGCAGGGCATCATCGCGCAAGCGGCCATTGCCAAAAATCAACCGATTACAAAGACCGGCACAGTGGCCGCTGCAGGCGGCACCTGCATTGGCTTTTCGCAAACGTCCGCCGCCATTGGCGAGCGCGTCGGCGTCACGGTGTTGGGCTCAGGTATCGGTGTGGCGGGTGGCACCATTGCGGCCAATGCAGCGCTGCAAGTGGGCGCCAATGGCACGGTCATCACGCAGTCAACTGGCGCCATCATCGGGCGGGCCATGAATGCCGCGGTGATTGGTGATCACGTCGAAGTGTTCATTGCGCCGCACGGCAATGTGTCGTCTGGGGAGAATCCCGTCACCGGGGGGAATGATTTTTCTGGAGATGTAAGCACGCTCAAATTGCCAGCGGGGGTAACGGATTTGACTGCTGGAGTTGGCGGTGGTAGCGGGCGTACTCAGATCGGACTTGTGATATTCGGCCAATCAAACGAGCGCGGAAACAGCGAGCTTGTGAGTAGCACCGCAGTCAACCAGATGACGGCATACCCGCAGGCTTTCCGAAGCCTTGTAAATTCCAACATCACATCCTATTTTCCAGGTGTGAATCAGCTTACAAAGCTCGCTGCGGATAGCCAGCTCTACCCGCTTGGGTCTGCTTGGTGCAAGGTATACGATGACCTTTATGCCGCAGGCTACGAGGCACACATTTACAACGCATCCATTGGTTCGTTGTCGTTTTTCAAAGATGCAGTAGGCTTCCCACGCCCACGGCTTAATAGCAGCACTGATTTCCGTCAGCGCCGCGCTGCTGGCACTTTTGGCCCTACCGACCTTGGATGCCAAGGGACTGTAACAATCCAGAACAGCTACGCTTTTGAATGCACAACTGGAAGCGACTTTATCGCCGTACTGAGGAATCAAGGCGCAAAGATTGTAAATTCGTCTGGAGACACGATACCCGATGCACTGGATTACATTCGCACCCCAACCCTGGCAAAGAAGGCGCTTGCCGCAGTTGCTCCAGACTTTACGGCAGCAACAGCACTAGGTTCCACCGTAACCGATGGCGCGTGTGTCTGGACAAATATCGGCCTCGCTTCGACGCTGGGCTATACCAGTGCGATTCCGTTTCAGCCAAAATCATTACTCGGGGATGTGGCTGGGTTTGATCCATACGGTATTGCTCGTCGAGCAGCTCAAGCGGCACAAGAAATGCGGATGCGTGGTGTGTCTAAAATCATTGTTTATATCTGCAATGGGCAATCCGATGCCGCCTCCACGTCACAGTCAAATTACGCCTTTTGCCTTCAATATTTGGCGCAGTTTTTCCGGTCGCAGGGATTTGAGGTGTGCATCGGGCTTTCGACTTACACACGTACAGACGCCACAGCCGGGTGGGATGCACTTGTGGCCGCTAGAACTTCGGCATTGGCTGCACTTTCTTCCGACACTGGGGTGCACGTAGGTGCTGATCTTTACACGCTCATGGGGAACATAGAAGGCGCAAATGGTTTGACGTACAACACCGCCGGGGCGGTGGGCGACAACAACGCGCACATCAATGCACAGGCTCAGATTGTGGCGGGCGGGCATCATTCGGAAGCGATTTTGGCAGCACTGGCGACATAAAGATGGTAATCAGAACCGAACTAGGCCAAGGCAAAACTAGGCCCGTGCTACTGAGTGTAGGTAGGGTCAAAAAAGTCAGGCTGCTGATTTTGGGCAGCAGCAATGAACGGTGGTGGAATTTAGGCGACGAAGATCGCAAGCTCCAGCCTCCGCAAATCAAGAAAACCTAATCCCCTCATCACGCGGCACGCCCCTATGTCCCTGCTGTCACACACTCTGGGGCGGATCATGCCCCGCTACCGGACACTGCGGCAGTGGGGTGATGTGTACAGCCAGATCATTGGTGGCAGGCCGATCAGCGACAAGACCAAAGCCAACCGTCGCAGCGCCCTGGTGCATGTGATGGATGGCCTGGGCAGTAAGACCATTTCTGCCATTCGCCCGCATGAGGTGGCCAGTCTGATCAACGGCATTGCGTTGGCGCACCCCAGCACGGCCAAGCGGGTGCTGTTTGAGGCCCGTGATGTGTTTGACCAAGCCATCAATTACGGCTGGATTGACAGAAACCCAGCCAGCGCCGTGAAGCCGCCCGTGGTGCGTGTGCAGCGCAAGCGTTTGACCCTTGAGCAATGGCAGGCAATCCACGCCCAGGCCATGGCCACCATGCCGCCTTGGGTCGCCCACATGATGACCCTGGCGCTGGTGACCGGGCAACGGCGCAGCGACTTGGTAAAAATGAAATTCAGTGACGTGTGGGATGACCACCTGCACATTGAGCAGCTCAAGACTGGCGCCCGCCTGGCCTTGCCCCTTACCCTGAAGCTGGATGCTTTGGACCTGACGCTGCAGGCAGCCATTGCCGCCTGCAGCGATTACGCCGTGGGCAAAGACTACCTGCTGCGTAAACACAATGGCCAGCAGCTGGTGGACGCCAGTCTGTCAGCCCGGTTTGAAGAAGCGCGGGATGCCGCCTTGCCCGCCAGCCGCACCGGCCACCCGCCATCTTTGCATGAGTGCCGCTCACTGGCCGAGCGCCTTTACCGCATGCAGGGCATCAACACCATGGTGCTGCTTGGCCACAAACACCAATCCATGACCGACATGTACCACGACGACCGGGGCCTGACCAAGGGCGAATGGAAAACGCTTTCACTTGCCTGATGCACACGTGTGCACAGCATTTTTAAAAGTCGTCTCAATTTGCCCTATTTGAGACACTGACTTTTTGGGACATTCACTCCCATGAAACTTCTTGATGTCCTCACCGCGCCATGGGCCATAGAGCCAGCTAAGCTGCTGGAGATCCAGGCCATTTACGCCACGCACCTGCGCGGCGACAAGATCGACATCTCTGCGGTAGAGGCCAAGCTGGGCCGCCCGCTGGCCAATGAGCCAGCACCCTACCAGGTGCAAGATGGCGTGGCCATCATTGCGCTTGACGGTGTGATTGCCAAGCGTGCCAACCTGTTCATGCAAATCAGCGGTGGCACCAGCTCTGAGCTGATTGGGCGCGACTTTAAAACTGCGCTCTCTGACCCCGATGTGCACAGCATCATTTTGGCCATTGACAGCCCCGGCGGCACGGTCGACGGCACCATCAGCCTGGCTGACCTGGTGGTGGCATCCACCAAGCCCGTGGTGGCCCTGGCCAGCGGCACCATGGCCAGCGCTGCCTACTGGATTGGCTCTGCTGCCAATGCCGTCTACATCACCGATGCCACCACCGTGGTGGGCTCCATTGGCGTGGTAGCTACGCACACTGATGTGTCGCAGTCGCAAGCCACCCAGGGCATCAAAACCACCGAGATTGCCGCCGGTAAATACAAGCGCATTGCCAGCAGCTACGAGCCGCTGAGTATCGAAGGCCGCCAGACCATTCAAGACCAGGTGGACTACACCTACGCCTTGTTTGTGGATGCCGTGGCCAAGCAGCGCGGCACCAGCACCGACAAGGTGCTTACCGACATGGCCGACGGCCGCATTTTCATTGGGCAGCAAGCCATCGACGCGGGGCTGGTGGACGGTGTATCCACCCTTGACGCGCTGGTGCAGCAGCTCAACGCAAACCGCGCAAGCGGCAGCACAGGCTACCGGGCAAGTAAAAACCACGCGCCAGGTAGCCGTCACCCTCGCGCCGGTGTTGCGCAACCCCAAACCCAACCCAAAGGAGCAGCAATGCCCATTACCCGTGAACAACTCGCGGCCGAAGCACCTGACGTGCTCGCGGCCATCCGCCAAGAGGGTGCTGCCGATGAGCGCGCCCGCATCCAGGCCATTGAGTCTGTGGCCGTGCCCGGCCATGACGCGCTGATTGCCAGCCTGAAATTTGACGGCAAATCAACCGCTGGCGATGCCGCCCTGGCTGTGCTGTCTGCTGAAAAGCAAACGCGCAGCGCAGCCGCCACCGCGCTTGCCAATGACGCACCAGCCCCTGTGGCCGTGGTGCCTGGCGCCCCGGTCGAGGCCAAAGCGCTTAGCCGCACTGAGGTAGACCTGCAGGCCAAAGCCCACATGGCTGCCCACCCTGGCACCGACTACGTTGCCGCTGTCAAACACGTCCAAAAAGGAGCCTAAATCATGGCCGCATCTGCTATTGCAACCCTCACGGTCGGCGTAACCGCTGCCGTTGCCCTTACCCAATACCGTGCTGTGACCGCCGCCGGTGCCATTCCTGCAGCTGCAGCCAATGCCGTTGGCTTTAGCCAAACTGCGGGTGCCATCGGTGACCGCGTGCCGGTCACTGTGGGCGGTACTGCCCTGGCCACTGCAGGCGCCGCCATTGCGGTGGGCGCTGCTGTAGAGGTGACGGGCGCCGTGGGCAAGGTAGCCACCAAGTCTGCTGGTGTGGCCATTGGCCGCGCGCTCACTGCTGCAGCTGCAGACGGTGACCTGATCGAAGTGTTGGTGCTCTCCAACTAACCCACCCCCCCCGAAATTCAAGGAAATCATCATGCCTCAAATGACCGCCTCTGACGCCCGCGTCGTCGACCCCGTTTTGTCCACCGTAGCCCAGGGCTACAAAAATGGCAACATGATTGCCAGCACGCTTTTCCCGGCTGTGCCTGTGATGCAGCGTGCGGGCAAGATCATCACCTTTGGCAAAGAAGACTTCATGCTGTACGCCACGGCGCGTGCGCCTGGTGAAAATACCAAACGCATCCAGATTGGCTACGCAGGCTCAAACTTTGCGCTGGTCGATTACAGCCTTGAAGGACAAGCCCCCATTGAGCTGATCCAGGAAGCCCAGGCAGGCCCCGGCCTTGACCTTGGTGCATCTACTGTGCGCAAGGTGGGCAACATCATGGATTTGCGCCTTGAAAAGCAGTCTGCCGACATTGCTCGCAACGCTGCCAGCTACGCTGCCGCCAACAAGGTCACGCTGAGCGGCACTGGCCAGTGGAGCGACTTCACCGGCACCAGCGACCCCATTGCCAACGTCGAAGCTGGAAAAGACGCCGTGCGCGCCGCCACCGGTCGCCTGCCCAACACCATGACCATGGGTGCGGCTGTGTTCAAAAGCCTGCGCCAACACCCCAAGATTGTGGACCGCCTGAAATACACCGGCCGCGATGTGGCGACGGTCGAAATTTTGGCTGCACTTTTTGGCTTGGCCCGCGTGGTGGTGGGCAATGCCATCTACAGCAACGATGCAGGCACTGCCTTCACGGACGTGTGGGGCAAAGACGTGGTGCTGGCCTATACCGAAGTTGGCAGCGTGGCAGACATGGGCGAGCCCAGCTACGGCTACACCTACACCCTTGAGGGCTACCCGCAAGTTGAAGAGCCCTACTTTGACCGCAACAGCAAGAGCTGGGTCTACCCTGTGACCCGTGCTGAAGCCCCAGTGCTGGCGTCTGCTGCTGCAGGCTACCTGATCACCAACGCGGTCGCGTAAGCCGGGAGCGCATCATGCCTAAATTGATCGCGCTCACGCCCATCAACCATGATGGCAAGGATTATGCAGAGGGTGACACCTTTGACGTGTCCGACAAGGCCCAGGTGGCCCAGCTGGTGGACTCTGGCGCAGCGGTTGTCAAGGGTCAAAAGCCCAAGGCTGAAGTTGCTGCTGAAGCCGCTGCAGTTGCCCAGGCTGAGGCTGAGGCTGGCGATGCTCAGGCCGTGCTGGACGCGGCTGCTGCTGCCAACACTGCGCCTGAGCTGTAACCCATGTTTGCCGAAGACATGAGCGTGTTTTACGACCTGGACGGTTTCGCCAAGGCCGCCACCTACACCACCCGCGCCGGGGTCTCCACCCCGGTGGTGGTGCTTGTGGACACCAACCTCACGTCTTACGGCCAAACTGCTCAGGCCCAAGTGGGCACCGCTGTGATTTCTGTGCGCACGTCTGAGGTGCCTGAGGCACCCCGGCGCGGCGACACCTTTACGCTGGCCACGGGCCGTGTTTACACGGTAGACAGCCAGCAGACTGGTGACGACATGGAGCACAAGGTGTTTGCCGCATGAGCGCCCATTACGAGATCACTGCCGACACCGCCTCGATTGCTGAGGCGGTGGCTCTGTTTGAATTTGTGGGTGGCAACACCTCAGACGCCCTGCGCATTGCCATCAACAAGACCTCACCCAAGATCAAGACCGCTGCCAGCAAAGCCATTCGCACCCAGGTGCGCCTGAGTGCCAGCTACGTGGGTGAGCGCCTGACAGTGCGCAAGGCCACGCGGGCTAAGCTGTCTGGGGCTATTGGCACCCCGTCACGCGGGCTGCTGCTGAGTCGCTTCAGCACCGACAGTTTGATTGCCGGTGACAAGGTGGGCTGGTCCCGCCCGCCACTCATTCCTGCAGGTGGTATCAAGGTCAAGATCAAGCCCACGGGCGCGGCCAAGGGTGCACCTGGTGTGGGTGTCAACAAGCCGTTTTACATCGTGCTCAATGGCGGCCAAAACGTGGGCATTGCCGCGCGTATTGGCACCGGCCGCAAGGGTTTGAAGATGTTCAGCGGCCCGTCTCTGAGCCAAGTGTTTGACACCGTGCGCACCGATGTGCTGCCCGTGGCCAGCGCCGAGTACCAAGCCCAGCTGATTGACGCCATGCGTTACATCCTGGTCAAGCAACACCCACCGGAGCCGGTGCTGTGACCGCCCCAGTGCGTGAGCGGCTGCTGGCTGCCATCCTGACCGCCACCGGCGGTGTCTATGGCGTGACCAGCCCTGAGGATGTGCGCGACCTGCCTGTGACCTTGGTGGTGGATGGCACCGATACCGCCAGCGCCAATTACGACCACACCGCCTGTGCCATGCCCCTCAATGTGGGCCGGGCTGAAGCGGCTGTGGGCACCACCCGCGATGCCTTGCGCGCCCAAGCGCATGACGCGCTGGCGGCCATCATCACCGCCATGCACGCTGACGACACCTTTGGTGGCCTGGCCGTGGGGGTGGATTACACCGGCGGCGGCATACAGGCCGAGGTGGGCAAGTATGTGTTTGCCGAGGCCACGTTTGTGGTGCGTTACCAGCATTTGCGCGGCCAGCCTGCCGTGCAGGACTGAGCCAGTTTTTTTCACGTTGATTGCTTATTTTTTAAGGAGCACCCCATGGGCCAACCCATCATCCGCTACGAGGCCGGTCAAACTGCCTACCCCTTTGAGGCCGCTGTAAACGCAGGCGCTGCCACCGTGTTCAGCGCCTCTTTTGCGCCCATCTCCAATGCTGCAGGCTCTGAGCCCGTGGTGGCGCCCTACGGCCTGTTGACTGGCGGGGCCATCACACCCAATGCCACCATCAACGTGGTGACGGTGGCGGCTCTCACAGCCAGCATGGCCGCTGCCACGGGTGCCGACGCCACTGGCGTGCTGTCTGTGGCCACCGGCCCGGTCACCATCACCCGGCCTACCACGGCGGTGTCCAAGGTCAACAGCATCACCGTGACCGCTGCCGGTGCGCTGGCCGCTGTGGCTGGTACCGATGGCGCCACCACCTCATTCAGCGAAACACGCGGCGCCGCCGGTGGCCCGCCCTTGATCCCTGTGGGCAGCATTGAGATTGCCCAGGTGCGCGTGACAAGCAACACCGCTGCGGTCATCACCACCGGGCAGATTTTTGCAGTGCCTGGCCTGCACGTGGAGCGCTCTGACTACCCCGTGTATTCGCTGGACTACGCCACCGGCAAAATTGCATTTGCTGACGCGCTGCCACTGATCCACACCGCCAACGTGCCCAAGCTGGTCTACATCAAAGGCGCTGTGCCGCTGTTTGCCCCCATTGCCAACACCGCTGATTGGGTGCCTGCTGAGTCCACTTACTCCATCAGCTCCACCAGTACTTATGACGGCCCGGTCGGCTCTGCCAGCTCAAGCCTGGGGCAGGCCAGCTTTACCGCACTCATGAAAGACGGCATCACCGACAGTGCGCTGGCTGCCAAGGGCAAAAACATCTGGTTTGAGTTCCGGCCTGACCGCGACAAGCTGCTGCCCAAGCAACTCACCCAGGGCATCTTTGGCGTGAGCCGCACGTTCCCGGCGGGTGGTGGCAGCTTCAGTGCGGCGTGCACTGTGACGCCATCTACTGAGTCGATCGACATCAAGGCTTAAACCCCCATGGACTTGCAAAAGTTTTTGAACGCTGCACTGGCCCCGCGCCAGGCGGTGGTCGATGTGCCCGAGCTGGCCGCGTGGTTTGGGCCTGATGTGCCCGCCACCTGGACCGTGCGCGGCCTCACCGCTGCCGAGCTGAGCCGGGCCAATGAGACCGGGCAGGGCGGGCTTGACAAAGCCCGGGCCATGGTGGCTGCATTGGCGGGTGACGGTAACAAAGCCGCCAGCATCCGCGCCGCCCTGGGCCTGAGCAATGAGGATGTGCCTGCCGATGTAAGCCGCCGTATTGACATGCTGGCCACCGGCAGCGTGAGCCCTGCGCTGGGCCTGGATGGGCGCGACGTGGCGGTGAAGCTGTCTGAGGCGTACCCCACCACGTTTTACCAGCTCACCAACAGCATCATCAACCTGACCGGTCAAGGGGCTGAGCCGGGAAAAGCGCTGCGCTCTGGGCAGACCCCAGCGTAAGGGCCGCGCTGGCCTTGTGCGCAGAGCGCGGACGGTTTTTGTTTGAGGTGCGGCCTGATGTCTTCCCTGATGGCTGCTTGACAGATTTGGAAACCCATTTATGGGTGCGCTGGTACCAGGAGCGGGACGACCGCCAAAAGCAACACAAGTAAAGGCCTACCGTGGCAGACGCGCAAAAAACGATTGACCTGATTTTTAACGGTGTGGACAGAACCGGCGCGGCAACCCAGGCCGCGCTTGGCAATGCGCAAAAGTTCACCGGCTCGCTTAAAAACATCACCCAGCCCATCTCTGACTTCACCCTGGGTGCGGGCAAGCTTGAGGCCGGGTTGCTGGGTGCCGGGCTGGCCATGACGGTGTTTGCCGCCAAGACGGCGGGCGACTTTGACACCTCTTTTCGCCAGATCACCACCCTGGTGGATGCCAGCGCTGAGGACATGGGCCGCTTCAAACAGGCCATTTTGGACTATGCCGAAGGCAGCACCCAGCCGCTGGACAAAATCACTGGCTCACTTGCTGCCGCCATTGGCTCTGGTGTGGACTGGAGCAAATCGCTTGACCTGATTGGCGTGGCCGAGAAGCTGGCCGTGTCTACCCGTGCGGATTTGCAGAGCACCACCGAAGTGCTGGTGAGCACGCTCAACGCCTACGGTATGAAAACCGAAGACGCTGGCAAGGTGAGTGATCTATTTTTTCAGATCATCAAAGACGGCAAGATTGAGATGAATGACCTGGCGCACAGCCTGGCCATGGTGACGCCCACCGCTGCGGCTGCGGGCATCAGTCTGGAAGAAATTGGCGCTGCCGTAGCCACCCTGACGGCCAGCGGTATCCAGCCCGCCACGGCCATTGAGTATTTGCGCAGCGCCATTGTCAACATCATCAAGCCCACCAAGCAGGCCAGTGACATGGCTGACGAGCTGGGCATTGAATTTGATGCCAACGCCCTCAAGAGCAAGGGCCTGGCTGCCGTGCTGAACGATGTGGCCAAAGCCACCGGCGGCAACACCGGCCAGATGGCGCAGCTCATTGGCGATGTGGGCGGCCTCACCGCGGCCATGGTGCTCACCGGCCCGCAGGCGCAAAAGTTCAAGGATGCGATTGAATCCATGGGCAACAGTGCTGGCAGTGTGGACGCCGCCTTTGCCAAGATGGGGGGCAACCTGGACGAGTCTTTGGGCAAGGTGGCCAACGCGTTCAAGGTGCTGCTGATCAACATTGGCTCACCGCTGCTGGACGAATTTGGCGGCATTGCCAACGCCATTGCCAACATCTTCAGCGCTTTGGCAGGCAGCGTGAAAAGCGGTGCCCTGAAAGACCTGGTGGGCTACATCGAAAGCGTGTTTGGCGACATTCAGGGCGCACTTGAAACCGTGGCCAAGAACCTGCCCGCCGCGCTGGAAGGCGCAGACTTCAGCGGCTTCAAGGGTGGCATTGAAAGTGTGCTGACTGCCGTGAAGGGCCTGTTTGGCAACATTGATTTAACCAGCGTGGAAGGCCTGCGCATAGCCATTGAAACCATGGGCGCGGCGTTTTTGGGCCTGAGCAAATACACCGCCGGGGTGATTGAGGCGTTTGAGCCGCTGTTTGCCGTGCTGATTGACGTGGGCAAGGGTGCCAGTGATGTGGATCTGAGCTTTCTGGAATTTGCGGGCAACCTGGGCGGCATTGCCACACAGCTCAATGTGGTGCTGCCACTGTTTGGCGGGCTGCTGGCGATACTGACCGTCAAAAGCGGCATGGGCCTGCTGAGCGAAATGAAGGGGCTGGTGACCGTGATACCGCTGGTGGCCGCCGTGCTTGGCCAGGCCGGGCTGGCGGGTGCGGCAGGTGCGGCGGGTTATGCCGTGGGCAGTGTGCTCAATGACGGCATCAGTGCGCTGCTGAGCAAGATCACCGGCTCTGAGACCTCGCTGGGCGGCTGGATTTATGACCTGACCCACGCGGGCGATGCAGCCACCACCGCTGGCGAAAAAACAGCGGGTGCGGCCAAAGGCGTGGGTGAGTTGGGCAAGGCGGCAGACAGCTCTGTGAGTTCGTTCGAGAAGTCAAACGACGCCATGCTGAAAAACTTTGCCGCCAGCGAGAAGGCTGCCACCGGCACGGGCAAGCTGGCAGACGCACAAAAAAGCGTGGTGAAGTACGCGCTTGAAACGGTCCCCATTTTTGACGCCCTCACCGGCAAGATCACCGGCTACGAGCAGCGCCTGGTCGCCAGTGCCAAAGGTACTGTCGATCTGGGTACTGCCACCGGCAACACCGCCAAGGGCCTTGGCAAGATTGGCGAAGAGACCGACAAAGCCAAGGAAGCCACGCGCAAGTGGAACGAAGAAGTGGCCAAGATGAAGTTTGACGAAAAGCTCAAACTCATTGACAGCCAAACCAAAATCACCGTGGCCAACATCGAGGCCGATGCCAAAAAGGCCGTGGCCGCGTTTGAGTCTATCAGCGGCTCCATCAAAAGCACGGGTGACCTGTTGGGCACACTTTTTGGCACCCTGAAAGACGAAAACTCGTTGTCTTGGAGCAGCCTGAAAAAAATCAATGACCAGATTGACAAAGAAAACAAGCTGCGCCAGGACTCATTTGACCTGCAAAAGCGCCTGACCAACGCCACCATCAAACAAATGGAAGCGCAGACCAACGCGCTGGCCAAAGGCGACGGCTTGATCAAGATTGACGGTGCGGGCCTTAAACCCCACCTGGAGGCTTTCATGTGGGAAATTTTGCGGACCATACAGGTGCGTGTGAATGCCGACGGCCTGAAGCTGCTGTTGGGGAAATGACATGCGCGTAACCCTGACCACCCTTACTTTTGACCCAGCCGGCGTGGTGCCGCTTGACGTGGTGCCAAGCCAGCAGTTTGGCGAAACCCGCCGTCGCATGAACCGCATTGCCACGCTGGATGGTGGCGCGGTATTCAACGACTTTGGATTTTCTGAAGCAGACCGCACCATCACCCTGCAGTGGCGCACCACCAGCGCCGCACAAGAGGCCGCCGTGGCACGGCTGGTGCTAATGTATGCACAAGCGCACCTGGCCACGCCTGAGGGTGTGTTTTTGGTGGCGCTTGAGGCCTACACACCCGGCGCCACCGAAAGCAGCCTGACGCTGCTGGTGGCCGCCAAATTAACCTGATTTTTACCGGAGCTTTTCCCCATGCCAGCACCTACCGTTGCCACCTATTCAGCCGCCGCCCTGGTGGCCGCCAACACCGCTTTTAAAAACCTGATTGACGCGGGCACCGGTGCGGGCAGCATCAAGATTCGTAGTGCCAGTGATGTGCTTCTGGCCCAAGTGCCGCTGGTGGACCCGTGCGGCACGGTCAACGGCACCACCGGCCAGCTCACCTTTGCCATTGCCGGGCCTGATGCCAGTGCAGATGCCGGTGGCACGGCAGCCTATGCCGAGTTTTGCGACAGCGCCGGGCTGGTGCACCTGGCCTTGCCCGCGCAGGCGGGCAGTGTGGCGGTGAGCGGCTACCTGGTAGTCAATACGCTGGCCGTGGTGAGCGGATCCTCGTTTGAGGTACTGAGCGCCGTGGTGGGGTAAGAGCATGACAGTGCATTTAAGCGATGCGTTTGAGGCAAGCGGCGGCGGGCTTAATAACCGCGTGCCCCCGCTCAACCTCAACAGCCCCGGCGTGTGGAGCAATACCGATGGCCGGTTGGCTCAAGATGCCGATGGGCGCCTGGTGTGCACCTATGGCACCGACCCCACGGGTTCGGGTGATGCGCAATGCCCTGTAGGCAACCCGGCTGGGGTGTATTCGGCGTCTAGCCTCAGCACGGGTGAGGTGTCCATGGTGCTGCGGCGTGATGCCAGCAGCTGGACCGGCTATTACACCGGCGCACGCCTGGGTGTGCGGCGTGAAAACGAGGGTGGTTACATGTCAACCACCTCCGTGATTTTGTCAGTGGCAACGCTGCCCAACTGGTCGCTGAAGCTGTATGACAACTCACAGGGCAACTTTGCCACTTGGGATGTGACGTTTGATGCAGACACAGACTACACGCTCAAGCTGGCATTTTCAGACACGGTATTGACCGCGACTTTTGGCGGGCAAACCTACACCGCAAACACCCCGGTGTTCAATGGCGCGGGCTTGAGGGTAGATGCGCTGGCCATCACGGTGGGCAACACCCTGCGCATTGATAGCGTGGAAATGACAGACGGTGTGGCCGTGCCACCCAGCACAGCCCGTGCGTGGGCGCCTGCAGCGCTTGGGGCGCCAAAAGTATTGGCAGACACAGTGGTGCCGCTGCCTGTAGCCCATGCCAGCGCAGCATCACCCCTGCAGGCTGCCCACGTGGTGGCCCACACAGACTTTACCGGCCTGCTGGGCAACGCACTGAGCGTGTACGTGATGGACCTGATCACCCCCACCGGCACGGTGCGTGTGCCCATGAGCAGTTGGCAGGCCACACTGCAAACCGGCGCAAGCAATTACGTGCAGTGTGTGGTACCGGCGTGCACCATGTGGGTGGCCGCGCTGGCAGCCGCCACCGAATTTGTGATTTACCGCCGTGCCGTGCTGCCCAGTGGCGAGGCCATTGAGCAAGAGATGGCCCGCGCCCCGGCCAGCACGGCGCAATATGACCGTGGCCCCGCACGCCACACCTGCACGCTCAGCGGTTACAGCACCGCGTTTGTGGCCAATGCCGAACCTGATGCAGCCTATGACCGCACCCTGACCGGTGTGCGCAGTGTGTCAAGCGGTAGCAGCATGCGTGTGCGCTGCGCGGTGGACTGGCTGCTGCGCCCTGGCCAGCGTGCCTTTGTGGACGGCACGCCCCTGCTGGTGGGCTACATCAACTACTACGCGCCAAGCGGCTTTGACAGCTACATGGACGTGGGGGAGCAGGCATAAATGGGCAAGGCCACTATTTTGAGCGGCGGCCCCGAGGGCAGCTACAGCATCAAGCTCGACACCGGTGAGGCCGCCCGCACCGCCAAGGTCACCGCGCTGGACAAGCAGCTGGCCGACCTGTTGGACAAGATCGTGACGGCGCAGACTAAATTCAACGCGCAAAAGGTGCTTGAGGATGCCAAGCAGGTGGCGGTAGAGGCGGCTATTGCAGCCTATGCGGCGGCGGGTAGGGCAGCCCCAGTGGTTGAGGCCACTTTAAAAGCTGCTTTAGCCAGCTACACAAAAACCGCCACTGAGCTGCACGAGCTGCGCCTGAAAACAGCGCCTTTGCGCCTGACGCTTGAGGGCCTGCAGGCCACCCAAACCCAGGCGCAAAAAGACCGCACGTATTGGGCCGGGCTGGTGCTGAGCGAGACGCGCCAGGCCTGGTGTGCCGACCTGACCGAAGATGCCACGGGCACGGTGGCCACGCTTGAGATACCGGGCGAGAGTGCCCTGGTGCTGATTGAGCCTGCCGCCCCGGTGCCCACCCCCGCGCATGGCCTGCTGGTGGCGCGCGAAGTGCAAAGCGGGCCGCAAGTGTTTTGGAATGCAGCCGTATTGCCGGGCTGGCAAAAGTTTAAGCCCACGTACCGGCGCGGCACCATCACGGCCATCCATGCCGGCACCGACACGGCCGACGTGCTGCTGACCGATGACCGCTCAAGCGCGCAAAAGCTGGGCATAAACCAAACCCCAACCCTTGAAAAAGTGCCAGTGCAATACATGACGTGTCACGCCGGAGCCTTTGCCGTGGGTGACAAGTGCGTGGTGAAATTTAAAGATCAAGACTGGGCGCAGCCGCGTGTGGTGGGCTTTGTGGACCACCCTAAAAGCTGTGGGCTGGTGCTGAGTGGCATTGTGCGTGATGGCCTGGTGATTGACCTGCCCATACCAGAGGGCTCACCGTCCGGCACACTGGCCCAAAAGGCACTGCAAAGCTACAAGCCGACCGAGCAGGCGTGGCAATACGCGCTGCGCAGCGACCCCACCAAAAGCCCCAGCACGTTTACCAATGAGCCCACGCTGGCCAACGCTGGCACGCAGTATGCAGACCTGTGCGCAAGCATGTACAGCGGGCGCATGGCCGCTGCCGTGCAGATTTGGCTGGGGCAGGGTGTGGTGGTGCCCCATGACTACATGTGGGACCGGTGCCACGGTATCGCGGCGGGTGCTGACGGCAAACTCTGGGTGCTAGAGGTGAGCGCTGACAACGGCGTGATTGCGCAGCGCCTGGGTGTGAGCCCCACCAGTGCCAGCAGCCCACAAGATGTGATGAGTGCGGCGCATGCGCTGTTTGGTGGGCTGCCCATTGCCAGTGCCATGCCCACGGGTGCCGCGCTGGATCTGGCGCTGACGGAAGGCTCTGTCATCCGGCTGGCCACGGCTGCTGATCTGGCGGCGTATTTTGACAAAACCGCCTTTGTGCCTGAGATGGGCTGGTCTTTTAACCAGGCGGGCAGTGAGGCGCACAACACCTGCTGGGCACACGGCACGGTGGACGCCACGCAGGTGTTTAGCTACCACTACAAACTGGCCATCAGCATTGGCGCCGAGGTGGCCAGCCCACGTGCGGCGGGTGTACCGCTGGCGGTGGGCAGTGCGGTGCTGACTGAGATGCAAACGGGGGAGCTGACTGTGCGTACTGCAGGCCCCGGTGTCTCGCCCAACTTTATCCCGTTTGTTTTTTACGATGCAGCAGGCCAGCCACAGTACCCGCCTGCCAAGCAGCTCACAGAGGACGGGCCTGACGAGCTGGCCATGGATGCCCCGCTGGTGGTTTTTTTTGCGGGCGATGTGCTTGAGGTGATTCGGGTGGTGTACGAGGATGCTGAGCTGACCGAGCGGGTGTGGGGAGGTCCGCCCACGAGCGCTTATGAAAACTGGGAAGTGTTCATTGACCCGGCCACAGGGGAGGAGACAGGCCGGGTGCTGATCGACTCTACCCCCTACAGCATGGGCAGCGGCAATATGACCACACAAACTGGCGGCATCAATGGCCGGGTGGCCAAAGGCCAACGCATTCGCATGTACAGATTCCAGGAAGAGACGGTAAGGGACTACACGGCGGTGGCAACGGGGTATGACGCCGCCACCGACCAGTCTTTAACTGGTTTCCGGATGGACAGAATTGACCGCACGCTGACCGGTGGGTTTATGTTTTGGACACTGTTTTGCCGTGACAGCGTGTCAAATTCTGTAGACAGCTACGACGTGATAGAGACCGTGGATTACAACATCATCCATAGCCTTGACCCTGAGGGACAGGGCTATAACGGTGGCGTGGTTTATACGGCTGAGGCCGACCCAGACCCCGAAATTACCCGGCTAATTGTGACGGCCACCGTGAATTTGGGTGAGGACGCCTATGCGTTTGTCATCCCCTACATTGAGCCCGGCAGGCGACCAGGCTACGTCGCCACGCTGTGGCCCGATGGCACGCTGAGCAATTACACCGACGAAACCAATGTGACAGGTGGCACCTGGCAATACGGCTGGGCTGGCCGCACCCGCATGGTGTGCAGCATGCTGGGCGCAGAGCCTGAGCGGGCCATCAATTATTTTCGCTACCCGCTGCTCAAAGGTCCGCACATTGCGCCTGAGGCGGCCACGCCGCTGCCACCCCGTGATTACAACTTTTTAGGCTACGTGTAGCCCCCAATAAATCCAAGGAACCTACCTCATGACCGACATCAAACATACCCCACCCGACCAACGGCGCCGCGAGCGCGGCAGCCAAGACCCTGAGGCCATTGAACAGCGATTTGAAGCAGGCAGCGCCCGCATGGGCCGTATTGAGGTTACCCAGCAGGCCATGAAAGTCGAGCAGAGTGAGATGCGCGCGGAGGTGAGCGAGGTGCTGGAAATACTGCGCCTGGGCAAGAGCTTTTTTAAAGTCATTGGCCACCTGGGCAGCTTGATCAAATGGGCCGCGGCGGTGGGCGCGCCGGTGGTGGCGTTTTATTACGCGCTCAAGGCTGGGGGCAAGTCATGAATTTTGACCAAGCATTTGACAAGCTGATGGGCCACGAAGGCGCCTACTCTGACCATCCTGCCGACAAGGGTGGCGCCACCATGTACGGCATCACTGTGGCAGTGGCGCGGGCGCAGGGCTACCAGGGTGACATGCGCATGCTGCCCATGGCCTTTGCAAAAGGTGTCTACAAACGCGCCTATTGGGACGTGTGCCGCTGCGATGACCTGCCGGAGGCTGTGCGGTTTGATGTGTTTGACGCTGCCGTCAACAGTGGCGGCGCCCAGGCTGCCAAGTGGCTGCAGCGCGCCCTGAAAGTAGTTGATGATGGCGTGATTGGCCCGCAAACCATTGCAGCAGCCAACGCCAGCCCCGCCATTTCCAGCAAATTCAACGGCCAGCGCCTGCTCTATATGACCTCTTTGGCCAACTGGCCGCAATTTGGCAAGGGCTGGGCGATTCGCGTGGCCAAAAACCTGATGGCCTGACCCACACAAAAGGACTCCTTATGGATTGGCTTGACACCCTTAAAAAACTCGCCCCCACTGTGGCCACTGCATTTCTTGGACCGCTGGGTGGTGTGGCCGTATCCGCCATTGGCGATGTGCTTGGCATAAGTGAGGCCACGCAAGACAAGATCGCCCAAGTGATCCAGCAGGGCCAACTGACCCCCGAACAAATCACCGCCATCAAACAACTTGAACTGCAGTATCAGGACCATGAAAAAGAGCGCCAATTCAAATACAGTGAGTTGGCTTTCAAAGATCGTGATTCTGCCCGTGCCAACAACACGGCGGGCGGCACCCAGCGCATGCTGTTTGGCCTGAGCCTGGTGCTGCTGCTAGTTACGCTGGGCAGCGAGGTGTGGGTGCTGTTCAACGGCGTACCACCTGGCGCGCCAGAAATCATCATTGGGCGGGTGCTGGGCCTGATGGACAGCGTGGCGCTGATGGTGCTGGCGTACCATTACGGCTCAAGCAGTGGCAGTGCGCAAAAGAGTGAGCTATTGGCGGCGAAGTAGGGTAAAAATATATTTTCAAGAAAGTGTGAAAAGGTATTGACTAGCACGTTAAACGTGCCACAATACAGCCCATGGACAGGCGATGAAGCAGGTCCACCGCCCCGGCGGCTTCCGGGTCTCAATCAGGAGAATCAAAATGTCAACATCACGCACTCAGCACAAATCTTTCGCTGTCAATGTTCTTGGCGTTTCTAGCCAGTCTTATGACTCTATGAATGCAAAGAATGAAGAGCGCAACGCAGTCATTCGCCAAGAGCGCGATGCCCATACGCAAAAGTGCCTTGACTGGGCTGCAGGCCTTGGCACCCACCCTGGTGAGCTTCGCTTTAGCTTTGAAAAATGATTTACCGAATCTATCTGCGTGACTCGTCACAGCGAGTCAGCGATAAAACAAACACCAGCGACAGGGCTGCGGCCCTGGCTGCTTTTGCATCGCTGGTCAATCGCACCGACCTTGATGGCACACCCATGCTGGCTGTCATGAATCAAAATGGCCGCCCTGTGGCGCACCATGACTTCAGGACGCGGCCCGATGGCACACCCCAAGACCCAGCAAAATACTGGCGCGGCAAGCTTGATGCAATTCAGTGGCCACCTATGACGTCATGATCAATCTGCTTGACCCCACCCCGACCACACCCGCCGACATTGCCAGCACACGGGGCAATGCCAAGCTCAGCCAGCAAGCCGCCGCCGATTTGATTGGCTACAGCAGGCGTGGCTGGCAAGATGCTGAGGCTGGCAAGACAAAGATGCACCCGGCAGCCTGGGCGCTGTTTTTGCTGGCTACGGGGCAGCATGCGGCGTATGTGGCGGTGGCTGTCAAGCCCTAACCATCTTCACCCCAAGCGCCTCAAACCACGCCCCGGCTTCGTATTTGTCACCCGCCTGGCGCAAGTGGGTGTAGCGCTGCAGCGACTTCCACGACCGGTGGCCACTGACACACGCGGCGCGCGGGATGCTCCAGCCCAGCTCAAACAGGCGGCTGATACCGTCATGCCGCAAGTCATGAAAATGCAAGTCCTCAATGCCCAAAAAAGTACAGGCGCGGGTGAATGATGCGCTGACAGACTCGGCGTTGTAGGGCCAAATGCGCTCACTGGTGCGTGGCTGCGCGTTGATCAGCGCCAGGGCTTCGGGGGTGAGGGTGGTGGTGACATCATTGCCAATTTTCTCGCCTGGGTTTTTCATGTCGCGCACCACTAGTTCCAGGTGCTCAGCGCTCAAATCGGCCCATGTGACGCGGGTGATTTCTTCTTGTCGGCGGGTACTGAAAATGGCAAACGCGATGATGGCGCGCATGGGTGTGGCGCTGGGGCGCTTGAGTTCGCTCACCGCGTAGTGGCGCATCAGGCGCTCCAGCTCGGGCAGGGTGGGGCGGCGTGTGCGCTCTTTTGATCTGCCGATGATGCCCATTTTGTCAAGCACCACGCGCGCGTCTGCCATGGCCTGCGCGTCCAGCGGGTAGCCCCAGGCGGGCTTGGCCACGGTCATGACAGCCGATAAGTGAGACATGTAATTTGCCACAGTTTGGGGCTGTGCCTTGATCGACTTGGCATAAGCCACCAAGGCTTGACTGGTGACCTCTGAGCAGCGCAGCGCACCAAGGCTTGAGAGCTTGATGGTGTTGAGCACCTGGTCTTTGGTCTTGCCGTGCGGCCGCAAGGTGTCGGCGTTGTATTGGTTGATGACCTCAAGCAGGGTGGGGTCGCTGGGCTTGTCAAGAGCGCCAGGCACAGCCAATTCAGCCCGCCGCTTGGCACGCCAGGCGGTAGCGGCTGGCTTCCGGTCGAATGTTTTAGACTCGGTGTAGATGACTTTGCCCCCGCGCTTGAGGCGTATTTGCGCCGTGTGGCCCATGGTGCCGTCACTGCGCTTGCGTGATGTGATGCCTGCCAAAATGAGGTCTCCAGTGCTACGCGGGTTTTCGCGTAGCACCGAATGTAGCACTTAGTATTAAGAAATAGCACCAAATGACCGTAAACGAGATAGAACGAGACACGCAAAAACCAGAACGGCTCATTGGTAAAAGTGCGTTTGAGAGGGGGCATAGGGTTTGTGTGGCCCCTATGCTCGATTGGACTGATAAATAAAAAAAACCTAATCAAATCAATTACTTGTCTGATTAGGTTTTTAGCGTGTAGCACGCTGCGTAGCACTTTTTTAGTGATTGAGCTGCGCAGCTTCCTTGGCTGCAGCCTCTTGCCGGGTGTCGATGTAGGCGGCTAAGTCGGTCAGGTGCACGCCGCGTGCGGTCTTTTGTGAGCCTGATTCAATGCGAAGCAGGGGGATATTGATGTCTCCCAAAGCCACTTTGCGCAGGAATTTATCAACGCTCAGGTGGGGAAAATAATCGCGTACCACCACCCCCACGGGGATGACAGCCTGGGCGTTGTATTGGGCCATGAGCAAAAAGGCGGTGTTCATGCGGCACTCCAGTCGGTGGGTGCAAATCGGTGGTCATCACGGTCTTTGGCTGTAAGTTCTTTGAACCGCGCTAAAAACATGTGACGGGCAATGTAGGGCTGCATGGGGACGATATTAAGTGGGTGCGGCTCGACCCCCTCGATGCATGCCCACGGGGTATCGTCATGCGGGGGCATTAGGTCGCGCTGCTCGGTGGCAAGTGCTCTCAGGTCAGCATAGTGCACAGCACGGGGTAGCGTAGCGGGTAAGCCAAAGCGTGTAAGCACGGCGGCTTCTACGCGTGACTCGATGGCCTTGTAGTCAGGCAGCAGTGACTTGAGCGGGCTGGCTACGTCACCAATGTAGGCTTCAGCGGCGTCATGCAGCAGGCCAGCCAGCTCATACCCTCTCGGAACCAGGTGGCTCACCATGACGCTGTGCTGTGCCACACTGTAAAAGCTGCTGGTGTGGCCAGTGAAGCGGCAAAGGTGTGACAGCGCATGCGCAATGGTGTCGATGTCGATGTGGCTGGTCTCAGGGGCCATTAAGTCAAAATAGTGGCCGGCACGGGTGAGGATCGTAGGAGTCATGCTGTGGCCTCTTGGGCTTGGCTGCCGTACAGCACCACGCCGGTGGCGCCAATGACGCCACGGGCAGACCTGACGGCGCGCAGGTATTCGGACCGGCTTAATTGGCGGCACTGGAAGGTGTGCAGCGTGACAAATTCAGCCAGCGCGGTGACCTCTTGGTGATGCAGGCCGGTGCTGCCCCAGGTGCCGTGCTGTGTGATGCGGTCCCAGATGGCATCAAGCGCGGTGTCTGCGGCAGTGATGACGCTGGTGAGGCCGCGCACCACGCGTTGGCGCTCAATCATTTGGGCGGTGGTGATGGCGCCTTTGAGGATGCTGAATTGCAGCTCTGTGATGGTGCCGGTGCGCAGGGCTGCAAATGATGTCTGCAGGACGTGGACCACGGTGTCCATGTCGGCAGTGGGTGGCTTAGCGGCGCGGTGCATGGCAATGGCCATGGTGTCGGCAGTGGGTTGCCAGCGGGGTTTGCGGGGGATGCGGGCGCCGTTCATGGGGTGGCCTCAGGCACTTCAGACAAATCAGCTGCATCAAATGCGCACATGCCGCCGGTGCGGCCACGGAAGGTGACCATCCAGCGGTTTTCGCCGTCGATTTGCTGGGTGATGGTGCCTACTTTGCCGCAGTATTTGTGCTGGGTGAGGGGCAAACGGGCATGGTCGGGGGTGATGACTACGCGCATGTCCACAGCCAGAGCCGCACCCGCACCGCCCAGAGCGCAAGCGTCGGGTGGGGTGGACGTGGCTACTGGCTGGCTACAGGCGTTACCTTCGTCGCTCTGCGCGGTAGCGCCTGGATTGGTATCCTGGGCTTGCAACGCGGCGGCTATTTGGGCCTGCGCCTGCGCAGCGGTGGTTTTTGTTTTTGGGCCTTTTGGCCCCCGCACCCCACCAGCTTGCGCAGCAGAGGGAAGGGGTAGAAGCGGTTTTGCAGGGGTGGATGGGGTGATTTTGAAGGCTTCTTTGTCCTGGCCGTCTGCCACCAGTGCGGCCAGCCAGCGGGGCATCAGGCCGCGACCGCTCCAGGTCTCGCCGTTGGGGCCGCGATAGCCGGTGGCGGTGATGTCGGTGCCTTTGAGCTGGGCTTTGAGGGCCTTGAGTTCGTCGGCATAGGTGTCACGCACGGCCGCAGCGGCTTCAGCTTCGACGCAATCCAGATCCACATTCACCTCAAAAGCCAGCGCCTCGATCAGCGTGGGGTCTTCGATGTCGCCATAAAAATAGTCGGGGCAGTCGTCCAGCACCAGGTACAAGGCTAGCGCCTGATACAACCTGCTGGAATCACACCGCTGCACATGCAGGCGCACCTGGGTGGTATGCATGTCGCTCAATTCACCGGCGTTCTTACTCTCTGGCTTGAGCAGGTCAAGGCCAAATACACGCGCCAGGTCAGTGTTTGACAATTCATCCACCTGACGCAGCCACCAGGCACGCAGCATATTGGCAGACAGCAGCTCACGCGCCACCTCCACTTTGTCCAGGTCATGCACTGCATCCGCCAGCGCCTCAAACGCATCAGCACGAAAACGCTTGGTGATGTCTTTTTGCGCTTTGTCCTGCAGGCGCTTGATGTCGGCCTCGATGTCGTTGGCGGGCTTTTGTTTGGCTTGCACGGCTTTGACCAGGCCGCGTGCCAGCAGCATGGCTTCGGCCTCTGCGGTGGGTACGGCGGCAATGAGTTCTTTGGTCCAGGGGTTTTCGATGAGGACGGCGGCGCCCAGGTCTTTGCCCAGCAGCTGGCCCAGGGTGGCGGGCTGGTCGGTGGTGGTGTCGGTGCGCTCTTGGGTGAGGGGGCTGTAGCCGTCGAGGTAGTTGCTGTGCTGGCTGCAGATGTCGCCAGCTTCGTCGCCGTCGATCAGGCGCATGCCGCGCTTGGCGGCGGTGTCGAGCACGCTACAGCGGTGGGCGGCTTCCTTTTCATGGAAGCAAACGGGGTCGGTGCAGATGTCTGCACCTTGCACGTCAGCAAACAGGTCGGGGTTGGCGCCGGTGCGTTTGGGGCAGGTGGTGCAGTTGCCCACGCCGATCACCAGGGTGGAGTCGGCGGGGTTGAAGGTGGCACGGTCCAGGCGCAGCATGACATTGGCTTGGAGCCAGTTTTGCAGGGCACGCACGCTGCAGGGTTGGCCGCCAAAGTCTGGGCGGGTGGCTTCTGCCAGGGCTTTGGTTTGCAGGGTGGTGTCTGGGATGCGGGCAATGAGCAGGGCACGGCTGGCGTCGATCTGGCCTTCGCGCAGGGCGTGTTTGCACTCTACGGACAGGTCAAGCAGTTTGAGGCGGCCATAGACGTAACTGCGGCTTTTGCCGATCTTGCTGCCCACGGCTTCGGCGGTGAGCTGGCTGGCTTGCATGAGGGTGTCATAGCCTTCGGCTTCTTCAAGTTCAGTGAGGTCGTCACGCTGCAAGTTTTCAACGAGCTGGATTTCAAGCACCTGGTGGTCGTCAAGGTCGCGCACCAGGGCGGGGATGGTGGCCAGGCCTGCGAGTTGGCTGGCACGGTAGCGGCGCTCACCGGCGACGATCTCATGGGTGGTGCCACGGCTGGTATCGGCCACGCGGCTGCCGGGCAGGGGGCGCACCAGAATGGGCTGGTGCACGCCACTGGCTTTGATGGACTCGGCCAGCTCGGACAGCTTGACCGGGTTGAAGGTTTTGCGTGGGTTGGTGGTGCTGCTGACGATGGCAGACAGGGGCAGGGTGGCGAAGGTGTTGGTGGTCATGGTGGTGGGCTCCTGGTGGCTAGGCCACGCGCCAGACGCGCACGGTGGCCGTGTCTGGGTAGCAGCGGGTCTTAAAGGTGCCGGTTTTGGCAGCGTGGGCACCGGTGACGCATTTGGACAGGGTGGCTTTGGCGCGGATGGGGAGCTGGGCGCTTTGGCCGGGCTTGAGCTTGGCAAGCAATGGCGTCCAGTCGGTGCGGCCGGTGCCGCGCTCGGGCAGGGGGATGTTGTCTTCAATCACGATGTCGTCAATGCCGGGCAACGGGGGCAGGGTGGCCCCGGCTTGGGTCAGGATGGCTTGCGGCTTTGTGGTGGCGGTTTTGCGGGGCCTGAGGGTGTTGGCGCGGTCGATGTCAATGCCGCCTGCACGGTCTGGGTCTGCACCAATGGCATTGAGGGTGGGCAGATTGGGGCCACGGCAGTAGATGTATTCGCCCTCGGATTGCACGCGGCTGAGCAGGCCACTTTCAATGCAGCGGGACAGCAGGGTGTGCACGTTGCCGCGCACGGTGTCAAATTTGTCGGTGATGTCGTCCAGCCCCAGGGTTTCATCGGGGTTGTTGGTGAAAAAACCGCACATGTTGGATGCGAGGCTGCCAGCTTGGGGGGTGTAGGGTTTGTCATAGGCCATGGTGGGCTCCTGGTATGGGGTGGGTCAGCAGTGCACGCCGGGGTTGGTGATGTGGCGGTGGCCTGTGTTGCGCTGGTACACGTTGGTGGGTGGGGTGTAGGGGTCGCGCTTGAAGAGGTTGTCGGTGCTGGCTTGGGCGGTGGCCGGGGTGGTGGGCGTGGCGTAGGTGATGCGGTCTTGCTGGCGGCGCTGCACTTCGTCAAACGGTAAGCTGGCCTGCAGGGTGTGCTGGGCTTTGCGTGGGTTGATGGTGATGCCCACCTGGGGCTTTGGGGTGGCTTTGCGGGCGGTCATGAGGACACCTTAGGAGATTTGCAGTCGATGCCCAGCTTGGCTTTGATGCCCCATTCGCGGTTGGTGCGCAGCATGATTTCAAGGGCTGCGAGTTGCGCGGGGCTCAAGGGGTGACCTACGGCGGGGACAAAGCTGCTGTGAATGGCCACGGTGTGGTCGGGCGTGTCGGTGAGGGTGAGGGTGATGCTTGGCATGGGGTGTGCAGGTGGGTGATTTAGGTGTGATCAGGGGAGCAGGGCGGCGGACAGGTAGGCCATGAGGGATGGCCCCCATGCTTTCCAGCTGTAGCCGCTGAAGGCGGAAATGAGGGCGATCCAGGCCAGCACAAACACACCGACAAAGCTGTAAAGCTTGATTTCATCGATTGGGCTGAGGGGCAGCCAGTCGTCGGCGTCCTTCAAAAGGGTGATGCACCCAGCCTCAGGGGGCACGGGGTTGCTGGCCAGCTCTTCAGGGGGGCTTAGTTCTGAGTCGACAAACCAGACGCTGCCGGTGGGGTTGGTGCTGCGGGCGGCACAGTTGGGGCCTTGCACGCAGCAGCCGTAGGCGTTGCAGCAGTTCATAAGGTGACCTTTGCGATGGTGATTGCTTTGGCGTCACTGCCGGTGCACTGGATGCTGTTGTCAGGCAGCACCTCGGCCGTGCCGTGGCCAGCACAGGCTTTTTGGGCGGCGCGTTGGAAGCGGGCCTGGTGGCGGGCTTCGCGGGTGGCGTCTTCGGCAGACTGGACGGTGGCGGTGCGTGCCTGGGTGTCGGTGGGGCCATCAAGCAGGTGGCTGGCAGACAGCACGGCGGCAAAGACTGCGGCGCCAAGTGCGGCCAGCAGGGCGTTGAGGAGGCGGTGCGGGGTCATGCCATGCTCCCTTCTTCTTGCTCAAACAGCGCTTTGTGGATGGCGCACAGGTGGGTGGCCTGGTAGATGGCGTCATCGAGGGCGTTGTGGTGGTGGCCTTCGCGCTCTACCTTGACAACGCGGGCGCCGGGCAGATTTTTATAGGTGCGGTAGCAGCGGGCGGCGTAGGGCTTCCACGGGGGCAACATGCCGCATTGCTTGTATGCATGGTTGAGCATGGGCAGATCAAAGTCGGCCCCATTGCTCCAGACGTTTGGCCTGCTGCCGGGCATGGGGTCAATCCAGGCATACAGACCAACTAAAGCCACATTAAGCGTGCAGTTGTCACCGATAAAAACATCCTGAGCTTCTTTGCTTTGTTTCATCCACCAGGCTATGGTGTCGCCACTGATATGGCGATTTACCTGATGGTCAATGGTGATGACTTGGTAAAAAGTGTTATCAAGGTCATCAAAAACGCTGCCGCTTTCCAAATTGAACCGAACGGCGCCAATGCTGAGGATGACGCTGTCGGCAGTGGTGCCAAGGGTCTCCAGGTCAATCATGATGTCGTGGCTCATGCTGGCCACCCATATGGTTGCAGCGCCTGGATTGCATCGGCAATCAAGTGATCTGGCAGGTAGCTGTGTGAGCTGTGGGGCTTGACTTTGGGGTTATCGCACACCTCAAGCAGGATGGCGGCAAGGGCTGCGAGCAGGCGGCGCTCGCGCTCTGTTGTGGTGGCTGCGGTTGGTATTACGCAACGGCCACCGGTTTCGTCAGGGTTTGCGGCTGGTGGCGGCCAAGTTGGGGTAGTTTGCACTTTTCACTCCTGTGACCGCCTGAGGGTGGCGGGTTGGAGTAACGATAACACATTACGTGTTAATGTGTAAACACAAATCGTGTCTGTGTTGCAGAAATTTAGATTTCACCCACGTTTTGTTTTTTAGTGGCAGTGATATTCGGCAATTTAAGGGTGTGGGTAGAGTCGTAAAACCGTTGAAAATGGGAGTGCCCAAGATGTACACAGCGCAAGGTGACGGTGGGTAAAAAATGCAAAAAAAAGGGAGTGAGTGATGCGGTTTGTTTGTTTGCCTTTGATGGTGGCGGTGTTTGGGCTGATTTCGTGTGGCGGTGGCGGCGGTGACCCAGGGCAGTGCACGGGCAGCCCTGAGTGGTGTGCGCAAACGGGTGGCACGGGGTCTGGGCCGTCACTGGCGCCTGCGGTGCCTGCTTTGCCGCCTGTGTCTGCGCCAGTAGGTGTAGTGAGTGTGTTGACGGCAGTGTGTGCCGACATGACAAGCCTGGATATGGCTTTGCTGTACCTGCGGCTGGGTGCGGCTCAGCTGGACGCGGACAGCGATGGCAAGCCGTGCGAGAACGAATTTCCGCAGTAGCCCGCCAAGGGGTTGGCGGGTGTACCTAGCGGTGTTGCTTACTCAAATTTGGTGACGGGTTGGTTTGAGCAGCGGCCCACACTTGGGGCGTGCTTGACGGTGTGGATGCTTGCGTTGGCCTGATGGTATTCAACCAGGACGCCAATGCTTGGGTAGGTGGCCGATTGGATGCATTGCCCACGCACTTGAAATAGGCTTGTTTTAAAAAGTTCGCTTACCCGAGTTTGGAATTTGGCGTCTGGGTGGGAGTAGGGGTGTGTGATGGTGTTGTTGATCATCATCATGTTGGCCTGTTGCCCGACCTCGCTTTGTTTCATGCACAGTGGATCGTCAAAAACTAGCGTTGCTGTTTTGTTGGGCGATGTTTGAAAGTATTGGACGCGCTGCTCGGTGGTTTGGGTGTACCAGCATTTACCACCCCGGTCGTTTTGGATGTAGCCCTTGGGTTGGCCTAGGGGTAGCCCTTGGGCCGCGCTCAACTGGGTAAAAAAACAAATGAATACGGCAGCGATTAATATTTTCATATCAGTCTTTGGTGATTTTGACCAAGGTCAAGGTATTTAAGATTAACGCGGAATTTCCCCCACATGGGGGATTCAAGCAATTGGTGTTACCAGATAGAGTGAGGTGCGGGCTAGGTTCCGCTTCGCATTTTCCGGGCACGCAGGATTGCCCCGGCAATAAGATTTTCAAATTCTTCGCGGTCTTTGGTGCCAAGCAGCATCCAGTCGGCATGGTCAAAAAGTTCAAATGGCCAGATTGTCTGGGTATTGACTGAATAAAGCGGGCTGCCTTGTGGCTCTGCGGTGTTTGATTTGCCTTGAGCGCGAGTTACGTCAATTTGTTGGGGCAAAAACGGTACTTGGTCGGTGTCTGGGCCGTTCATGAGCCAATCAACTGACACACTGAGGATGCGCGCGATTTCGCCTATTTTGTTGCCACCACTACCACCCACACGGTTTTCAAGATTACCGATTGCAGATTGATTTTTGTAACCAGCGGCCAGCGCCAGTGTTTCCGCAGACCAGTGTTTGGCGTTGCGCGCTTGTTTGATGCGTTCACCAATTGTTTTCATAGCGCCCTATTGAACACAAAAAGTGTCAACACGTGGTGTTGATCTGTTAACACGAATCGTGTTATGCTGACGGCATGAAAAAAACTGAAGTACCAGACGTTGACAGTGTTCACCCACTTGATACGGTATGCAAGATGGTGGGTGGACGCGCAATTTTGGCTAAAAGCCTTGATGTTTCCGTGGCTGCCGTTGGCAACTGGAAGCACCGAGGTGTACCGATTGAAAAATGCCCAGCCATCGAGCGTATGGGTCAGCCTATCGTGACGCGGCGTGAACTGCGGCCCGACGACTGGCAAGTAATCTGGCCCGAGCTGGCTCAAGCCACCGCCAATCAAGCGCAGGCAGCTACTCAAAACACAGCTCAGGGGGTCTAAATGCAGGCCTCTCCATTGCGTGAGTTGTTGAAAAGTCGTCGCGCCATTGTGCGCGCCCGCATCCAAACCCTTATCGCTTCTACCCCCCACCGCACACGCCAGGCCCGTCTGGTTGGCTGTATCTCTCCCGCAGTCTGTGGTGTGGCCCGCAAGGGTCATAGCGGTTTGCCTGATGGCAGGGTGGGGGGTGGTTTTTTTGATGGTGGCGGTATGCATGTTGCGTATCGTCGTTTTTTTTGTGCGCTTGAGCTACTCAACAGCTCTCAACAATGTTGTGAGGCTCCATGAACCAAGTCGCTTTACCTGTGGATGTGCGCCCCGAAGAGATTGCTCGCAAGGGGAGCCTGGGTGCATCGATTGAGCTTTGCGCAGAGTTGGCTGGGTTTGCGCTTGACAAGGAATTGTCGGGCGCCCTGGGGGTAGATAAGGCCCAGTTCAGCCGATGGACTTCAGGCACCGAGGGCATCGTGTGGCCCAAGTTTGTCAAGCTGATGGATGCTTGCGGCAATGATGCCCCGCTGCTGTGGATGCTGGCTCAGCGTGGGTATGACTTGCATAGCCTTCGCAAGCTGGAAAGCGAGACTGAGCAGCAAAACAGGCTGCTGCGCGAAGAGGTTGCCGCACTGCGCCGCGTGCTGCTGGCGACACCCAAATAACCCTGAGCCTGTTTGTCGATGTCTGACCATAAGGCTTTGCCGCCGATTAAATTTGAGGCGCTGGCTGCAGCGCTGTTGGGGCGTGTAGAGCAGCTGGTGCCGCAATGGTTGCCGGGTGGTACGCGCCGGGGGCATGAATATGTGTGTGGGTCGCTGTCAGGGGGCACGGGTGCCAGCTGCTCAGTGAACATGGTGACTGGCCGTTGGGCTGACTTTGCCGATGATGTGCGGGGCAATGATTTGATCAGCCTGTACGCGGCGATTCATGACTTGGGCATGGGCCATGCCGCCGTGGCGGTGGCGCGTGAAGAGGGGCTAGAGGATGTGGCCGATGTGCAGCCAGCGCGCGGTGACGCACCCGCAGCGCCACGCCCACCCCGGCCTGCCCCAGTGGCGGTGCCTGCCACCCCCCGACAAGATGAAGGCTGGGTGACGGTGCTGCCGGTGCCGGGCAATGCGCCTGCGCCTACGTTCAAACACCATTACCGGTTGGCTTGCGACATCACACACACGGCTGAATACCGGCGTGATGGTGATTTGCTGGGCTATGTGATTCGGTTTCAAACGTCTGATGGTGGCAAAGACACGTTGCCTTACACCTGGTGCACGAGTGCGCGTGATGGTGGCAGCCGCTGGCACTGGAAGACGTGGGATGAGCCCCGGCCGCTGTTTTTCCCCGCTGGTGTGTCGCCGCTGGCGGCTGGTGCTGCTGACGGCACGCTGCCCACGGTGATTTTGGTGGAGGGGGAAAAGAAGGCGATGGTGCTGCAGGATGTGCTGGTCGCGACTGCCCCCGGCATTTACCTGGTGGCGAGCTGGCCGGGTGGCAGCAAGGCGTGGAAGAAGGCTGATTGGTCTTGGCTGGCTGGCAACACGGTGTTGTTGTGGCCGGATTGTGATGGCAAGCGTGAGGCGCTGAGCAAGAGAGAGCGTGAGTCTTGTCTGGATGATGCAGCGCTGCACATTGCGCAGGCGCTGAAGCCGCTGCTGGTGGTTGAAAAGCAGCCGGGCATGGCGGCTATGTTGGGCATTGGCGCGCTGTTGCGTGATGCACACGCTTGTACGGTTTCCATGCTGCCGATTCCCGCGCCGCTGGAAGTGGTGGACGGTTGGGATTGTGCCGACGCGATTTTGGTGGACGGTTGGGATGGCGAGCGCGTTTTAGCGTTTTTTGGCCGTGCCCAGCCGTTGGTGTCACCCGAGGCTGATTCAGCGAGCCTGGGTGATTCTGGCAAGCCTGTGGGCCGTTTGGCGGTGGTGCTGGATGATGATTTTTCGCGCGCGTCCGCTAACGCAGCGGGGGCGGGGGCAGGCGGTGAGGATGATGCGTTTGCTGATCATTTGATGTTCATGGTGGATTCGCTGAAGCTCAAGGGTGTGCATGAGTTGGGTGTGAACCGCAAGCTGTTGATCACGGCGCTGCGTAAGGCGCCTGCGCTGCAGGGGTGCCTGGGCTTCAATGAGTTGACGGGTTCACCAGGTACACGCACGCCATGGCCTTTTAGGGCTGTGGCTGGGCCGCTGAAGGATACCGATGATTTGGCGCTGGGTGATTACTTGTGCGGTAAGTACAAGGGGCTCAAGCCTGCGTCACGGGCGAGCCTGAGCGAGGCGATTGAGACGGTGGCAGACCAGAACCGTTATCACCCGGTGCGGGATTATTTGCATACCCAGGCGCACGATGGCACACCCCGGCTGGATAAGTGGCTGATTTATGTGCTGGGCATGGATGTGGCCACGTTGGCCCCCAGGCGCAAGCGTTACCTTGAGCTGGTGGGCAGGTATCTGCTGATTGGCTTGGTGGCACGTGTGATGGAGCCGGGCTGCAAGTTTGACTATTCGCCGGTGTTTGAGGGTTTGCCTGGGGTGGGTAAATCTACTTTTGTGAAGACGTTGGTGGGTGCTGAGTTTTTCAGTGACACGCACTTTGACATTGGCAATGGCAAGGATGGGTTTGAGCAGCTGGAAGGGCTGTGGGGCTATGAGCTGAGCGAGTTGACGGCTTTGCGTAAGGCGGACTCTGAGCAGGTCAAACAGTTCTTTTCATCCACTGTGGACCGTTTCCGTGGGGCCTATGGCAAGTATGTGCAGGCGCATCCACGCCAGTGCGTGATTTTTTGCAGCACGAACAAGAAGCAGTATTTGTATGACTTGACGGGTAACCGCCGGT